CTCTCGTAAAGACCCATCTATTACTTTGGACTCTATACAATGCCAGCCTTTAGCAATGACAGATGCCGATGCCTACAAAGTTATTAACGCTGATGTTCTTGACCCTGTAACGCTGACCAAAAGTTATGCATCAGGTTCAATCACACGCACATTAACTATTCAAGGCATTAGCCACGACATTAGACCTGATACATGGGATGTTACATTTGAGTTGGCTGAACCTGTTGGTGGCGATGCCTTCGTTCTTGACTCAACTACTGCAGCGATACTTGATACCAATGTGCTGTCTTACTAAGGAAACAACATGGCTTATACAACCCTGAGTGTTGCATATATCAACGGAGATGTTTTCTCTGCAGGCGACATCAACAATACAAACACAGTTGCCAATGCTTTAAGCAACGGCACAAATCAAGCACTCATTACAACCAAAGGCGACATACTGACAGGCAGCGCAACAGCAAACGCCTTAGCCAAAACTGCAGCAGGTTCAAACAACACAGTTCTTTATGCAAACAGCGCAGCATCAGGTGGCGTGTCATGGGGATTAGTAACATCAGCAATGATTACTGATGCCACTATTACAGGCACAGACATCGCAGCAGGCACAATCACTTCTTCAAACATTACTGATGCCACTATTACAGGCACGGACATCGCAGCAAGCACAGTTACATCAAGCAACATTGCGGATGACACAATCGTTAATGCTGACATTAACTCTGCTGCAGCAATTGCACTAAGCAAACTTGCAACGACAGGCACAATGACAGCAACAACTTTTAGTGGCAGCGGTGCATCATTGACCAGCATCCCTAACAGCGCAACAACAGCAACATCAGCCAACACAGGTTCAGCAATCGTTGCCCGTGATGGTAGTGGTGAGTTTGCTGCAACCTTTGCATCGTTTGCAGGTAGAAGCATTGGTGGTCTTGAATATGCACCAGCAATTACTTGTGGTGCTGCACCTACTACAAGTTCAACGGGTGTCTTGCGTGTTGGCAACTACACAAGCGGTTCAACTTGCATTACAACAAACAGCACAACAGGTGGAACGGTTTATCACATGGCGTTTCATTCAAGTGGAACTGTTGTAGGTGGCATCTCATCTTCTGGTGGCACAACCTCTTTCAATACTTCATCTGATTATCGGCTAAAAGAAAATGTTGTGCCTCTTAGCAATGCGCTGGCGCAAATTGATTTGTTGCGACCAAAACAATACAACTTCATTATTGAACCTGATAAAACGCATCACGGTTTCATTGCTCACGAACTCGCAGAAATAGTGCCGTATGCAGTGACAGGTGAAAAAGATGCACTAGATAATGAAGGCAACATACGCCCACAGCAAGTTGATTACTCAAAACTTACAGGCTTGCTTGTTGGTGCAGTTCAAGAGTTGTCTGCCCGTGTTAAAGAATTGGAGAACAACTGATGGCAATTAACCCAAACACGGATTTCTCTGCTGGCGCAGTTCTGACTAGCGCACAACAAAATCGTTTTCCTCGTGGCGTAATGGCTTACGCCGTTTCAACTACTAACTACACTTTGACAACTTCAACAGCAATAGCAACAGGCATGACAGTGACATGGACTGCCGTTGCCAACCGTTACTATCGGATTAGTTATTATGAACCGTTAGTAGAAACTTCAACGGTAAGCGCCTCATATACTGCGTTATCACTAAGACCAACTAATGCTGCTGGCACATTAAATCAACAAGGCATTTTAACAACTGTTGCTGCCGTAAAAAATACTGGCTCATTAAATGTGTCAGTAATTTACAACACTACAGCAGGTTCAAAAACTTTTGTTGGTTGTGCTATTACAACAAGTATTACAGGAGTGCCGATCTTAGGCAGAAGTGTTTTTAATCCGTCGTATCTTTTAGTTGAGGACATCGGACCTTTCTAATGAAAACGCTTTTGCTTGTTGCTGCTTTGGCTGTTGCTCTCATGGTGTTGGTTACTGCATGACATCTAACACAGCGTTTGGTGTTAGCACGCCTGTTAATTCAAGATCAATCAACAACGCTTTTGATGCCGTGTTGAACAATGGTTATGACTTCAGCAAGATTGTTGTAACAGGAGACATTACCGCTAGTACAGGTACTTTAATTTCATTGACTGTTACTGGTGATCTAACAGTAGATACCAATACTTTGAAAATTGACTCAACCAACAATGCTGTAGGTATCAATGGTGCTGCTATTGCTAGTTATGGACTTCGTATTGCTAGTACGGGTGCTGGTACTGGCGCAACGGGCGCAGCATTATTGTTGAACGGAACCGTTGTTTCAACAATGCTCAACTATCGTGGTGTTTTTCAAGCACCTATTTATCCAGCGTCAATGACAGCAAGCACTTTATATGAGTTTCTTGCTACTGTGGGAGTAGTACCTACCACTTCCTCTATTGGTACTGTTGTAGGTTTTCGTGCCGAGAACACGCTTAGTGCGCCCACTACTGGTGGTACTGCCGTTGTTACCAATGCTTACGGTTTCCAAGGTGTTATTGCAAGTGCTACCAACCGTTACAACCTATATATGTCAGGTACCGCCCAAAACTATTTGGCAGGAAACACAGGTATCGCCACAGCAACACCTTCTTATCCTTTAGATGTCAATGGAACTACTAGAACTGTTACTGCAATAGTTACAGGCAATGGCATCTCCTACACTGGTTGCACTATTGGTGGCGGTACTGCAAATGATATGGGTTTGCGTTGGGACTCTGCTTCTTCTAGCATTATTGGAACTGTAGATAACTCTGTTTCAGCGGTTTTGGGTACTGTCTCTGATAGGCGTTTCAAGACAAACATTGAAACTTTACAAAACGGATTATCAACAGTAAAACAATTGCGACCTGTTACTTACAGCCCGTTAGATGTTATTGGCTTTGATCAAAACAACGAAATTATTATTGGCGATAAACCACCTGATAAAACTCTTGAAGGTTTTATTGCTGATGAAGTAGAACAGGTCGCCCCTTGGCTTGTGCAAGGCGGTGAGAACGGTGGTTATCAAAGCGTGAACTATGCGTTGATAACACCCATGCTAGTAAGGGCAGTACAAGAACTTGAACAAAGATTAACAGAATTGGAAGCAGCATGAACGAAGCACAAGTAGATGCCAATGAAGTTATTGAAGAATTGCTCAATCAACTTAAACAAGCCAACCTACAACTGGCAATTGCAAGATCAGTTATCAACAAGTTAAATGCAGCGACCACACAAGGGGATGCTGCACCATCAAATCTCGTTGGCTGATCTTCACGCCTGTTGCTTTCCTAGCGTTGTTTACTACAGCGCATGCAGAAGCAAACCCAATCATTACTCAACCAACAGATTTCTGGTTTGAGTACACAGAGCCAACACACTTTCTGGCACTAACTTTCCAATCTGGCGAACTGCCAAGTGACCCTCAACTATGGCTTTACAACGCCACCACAGAAGAACTTATTATTTCAGTTGATGACTTTCTAGGGTTGCAGTCACGCATTGAAATAGATTTGCCTGCTGGTTCTTACCGTCTTAGGGCTAGTACTTGTTGTGGTGAACCTGATGTGTGGCGTGATGGTGTTGTTTGGAACATCCAATATGAGTTATCTTTCACAGGGGAACAGTCTTTGCCTACCACCTCTGTTGCGTTATCAACGACCACAACCAGTTCCACCACCACAACAACGACGACAACGGAAGTTCCCACAACAACCACAACAGAACCTCAGACAACCACAACAGAGCCGTTACCTCAAGCCACAACAACACAACCACTGATAGTGATATCAACCACCACGCCAGAAACTTCTTCATCAACTTCATTACCACATTCAACCACATCATGGGACATGCCAACAACATCCATAGTTATAACGACGACGAGTACTACTATTGTTCCAGAAACGATTGCGCCTGCAACGACAGAGGTAACGACATCGCCCCCACAAACAGTATCTTTGACGACGACGAGCACGCCAACGCCTACCAGCGTGCCATTGCCCACGCTTGGAACAACGCTGCCAACGACCTCATCAACCACATCAACAACAGATGTGCCTGCGAGTCTTGTACCAACAACAGTTCCATCAGCAGAGATACTTGATAACTCTGTTGGTGACACATTGAGTGATGAAGAGTTTGCATCAGTATTAGATGAGTTGATAACTGGTGATCTGACAACAGAACAAATCACAGAAGTAGTAACCCAACTCTTAGAGACAGACATCACTTCAGATCAAGCAACACAACTGGCAACCAATCCAGACATCATCGCAACACTTGATGGCGACGCAGCAGAGCAAATCTTTGAAGCACTCAACATCTCAGAGATAACACCAGAAGAAGCAGCAGCCATCGTTGAGGCAGTGCAAGAAGCATCTGATGAAGTGCGTGCAGCGTTTGAAGAGTCTGTAGATGTCTTTGGTGGGCAGGTTGATACTTATGTGCCGATTGGTTCTAGCGTGCCTGTAAAGACTCGCAGAGTGCTGATCGCTGCTGCTGTGGCTGCTGCCCCTGCTATGCGCAGACGCAGTATCTAGCCTAACAAAAGCCCTGCTAGATCACATATTTTAGAAATGTTGTTGCAGTGCTTGCTTCTGGCTATCAGGTCTGCTTATACTTATCTCATGGAAAACAACACAACAATCACAATTAACAAATCAAAAAAGTACAACTCAACAATTACCACAACTCAAATTGAAACAACTGAAATCAGAGGCTTTAATTTTTCAAAAGTGGTTCACGATTTCAGAGTGCAGAGATACGACGCACTTCATTTTGATGCTGGTTCAACCGAAGAATACTTTTGGGCATCAAACGAGATGAACCAGATTGTTGGGATTACAAAATTGGAATACGCTCAATTGATTGCAGGTGAGTGAGATGAACCCTTGCCAAGAAGTTGCAGAACGACGCAACCAGCACATCACCATTTTTATTCCTGCAACTCTTGAGCGTGCAGGCATCAAATCTGAAACATTCACAAAAGTTCTGTTGAAGATCACTGATGGTCGCACAAGCAATCTGGATGACATGACAGCACAGGAAGTTGCTAAGGCTCTTGATGAAGCGTGCAAGCGTGAAGATGCCAAGACAGCCAAGGTGAAGCGTGAAGCGTTGAAGGCTGATGGCAAGTGCTTGCGTTGTGGTGGTGCTGGTCAGGCTGACCAGTGGGCTGCAACTGGCTTTACTTGCTACGCCTGCAACGGCACAGGCAGGCAATCAAATGAACAATAGAACCATCGTTGATACTTTTGGTTTGTGGAATGAGCGTTACGAGCACAACTCAAACAAGGCATACAGCCAAGGTCTAACACCATGCTGCATGTGCGGTAAAGGCGTAAAAGAAAACAGTGGTTTCAATGTATGGGTTGTGCTTGGCGGTTCAGGCTTGTTGCATGTAGATGAGTGGGATGCTCAATCACAAAAACAAAATGATGCAGGTGACATGGGCAGTTGGTTAGTTGGTCCAGAATGTGGCAAAAGTATTCCTGCCGATTACAAGACAGCAAACGCAATACTTAAATAAGTACTTAATAAAAACTTATTAAAACAAAGAACCGTTGGAGTTTTACTTCAACGGTTCTTTCATTTCTCAATGTTGGCGTGATACATCGTTTGCAAGAATGGAACAATGAAACGCCTTCTTGAAGATATAACTGCTTTGGCGTGGACACTCGCAGGCACAGGCTTAGTTCTCATCACGCTCACAGGCAGCACACGCAAACTTGGAATGATCATTGCAGGCATCGGCTTGGCAATCAACCTTGTTGGCTTGCTTGCAAAGATGGGCAAGGACAACCAATGAAAACAATTGTGCTGAGAGTTTCTGCAGTCTTTGCTTATTCATCTATGTCCATCATTGGTGGTGCATCTGTACTTGGTGGCATCCCTGTTTGGAAAAGCGCAGTTCTGGCAGGCATCGTTGCTGTTGCTCAGGTCGTTGAGAAACTGGCTAGAGCGTATGCAGACGATGGCAGGATTTCAAAACTAGAACTTAATGAAGCCTTTGGCACAACAAAGAAAGTTGATTAAAATGAGCGTTAGACCATACACAGGGAACAAAGACGCAGTGCACGCAGCAAAGCGTGAAGGCACAAAAGCATTTGTTGATTACTGCTGCTACTTATTCGGCGTAAAGAACATTGGCATCTTCAATGATCGCAACATGGTTGGCACAACACCAGCAAAGAAATCTGTGCATGCAACATGGCGTGCAACCGATCTGCAAGGCACTGCAGAGCAACGCATCAAGTTAATCACCTTCTTGTTTGATCATCGTGACGCATTAGGTATTGAAGAGATACACGATTACGCAGGCAGTTACAAAGTGAACCCACTTGGTTGGGGTGCTGGTTACCGTTGTGATCGTGATGCTTGGCGAGTGTACGACAAGAACACGATTGGTTCAAAGGGTGCTAATTGGGTGCATGTAGAAATCTCGCCTTCAATGGCTGATGATGTAAACGCTGTCCACGCAGCCTTCAAAACAATCTTTGGCTGATGAGCGAGGGAATTATAGTCGCTGTGATTAGCACAGTTGGCATTGTGCTGGCTTCACTTATTCAAGTTTTGCGTAAAGAAAACAAGACTGATCATGCTGCTGTTGTGCAAGGCATGAAGCGCATTGAAACAAAGATTGATGGGCACATTGGCGATCACGCCAGAGGCGACCTTTAGTCATGGTGGCGTGGGGTGGTGTTCGCTGCCCTGCCCTGCGCTGCCACCTTAAATAAAGAAATCTGGTAACAAAGCCAAACTCTGCCACACCCATGCGCTATATTATCAGCATGAATAAAACAGAGATAATTAAACCAAAGCACGGCAGCCTCAAATGGCAAGCCGTAAGGCATCGTGACAGCAACAAGCATTGTGTTGTTGGCGCAAGTGAAGTAGCAGTAATCATGGGCGACAGTCCATACGAAACTATTACTGATCTTGCTATTAGGAAACTCTTGCCACCACAAGTAACAGACACCAATGAAGCGATGGAGAGAGGCAATGTTCTTGAGCCTGCACTCATCGCACACGCTGAGAAGAAACTCAAAGAACCATTGATGATGCCAAAGGTTATGTACTTGCACGGGCGCATCATTGCAACGCTGGATGCACGCAGCAAGACAAACCCCAACCGACTGGTTGAAGCAAAAACAAACAACACTTATATGCTTGGCAACCCTTTGCCTGCATCATGGATGTGGCAAGCGCAAGCACAAATGTTTTGCACTGGCGCAACAGAAGTTGTCTTTGTGATCTTAGATAAGAGCATGCGTCTTGGTCTTGAAACCGTGCAACGCCAAGAAGAACTCATTGAGAACATGGTTACTCAAGTGGAACAGTTCTGTGAAGCCATTGATGCACAACGATTGCCAACAGATGAGCCACTGACAGCACCTCAAGTTTCTTTGTTGCATCCAGAAGCAGCAGGTGAAGTGGAACTTGATGGCAATGGCTTTGCTTTGATTGAAGAGTGGGCAGCCATCAAGCACGCAATCAAAGACTTAGAAGATCAAGAGAAAGAAATCAAAGACGCTCTGGCTAACGCTCTTCTTGATAAAGAGTTTGGCACAGTCTGTGGACAGCGTGTCTTGTCATTCAAAGCACAAACAACAAAACGATTTGACAGCAAGAAACTTATTGCTGACCATCCAGAACTTGAAAACAAGTACACAATCACGAGCACATTCCGTGTCATGCGGAATGTGAGATAAGGAAAACACCAATGGAAATCATCAAGTTACTTAGCGCAGTCATGGAAGATGCTGGCGCTGTTCGCAAGAGTGAACGCAACACGCATCAAAACTTCAACTTCAGGGGAATTGATGCAGTTGTTAATGCTGTATCACCAGCCCTGAGAAAGCATGGTGTGGTCGTGCTACCAACAATCAACAGTTGTGTTTATGAAACTGTTGTGGTTGGTCAAAACAAAACCAGCATGGGGCATGTGCAAGTGAATGTTACTTACACTTTCTTTGCACCAGATGGCAGCAGCATCAACGCAACGGTAAGCGCAGAAAGCATGGACTCTGGCGACAAAGCCACAGCCAAAGCAATGAGCGTTGCCTTTCGCACAGCACTCCTTCAAACCTTGTGCTTGCCAACGGATGACGCTGACCCTGATGCCTTCACCTATGAGCGCACAACAGTCAAAGAAGTTGTTGCCAAACAGGTTGCCACAGCAAGCGAGCCTGCAAGAACCGCACAAGCACCACAACGCACAACCAAGTTGGGCAGCGCAGGCGCTAAGGCATCTGAGAGCCAGATCAAGATGGCTGGCACTGTGCTTGGTCAGATTGATGGTGATGATGAATTGCTCATGGAACTCACAGGCAGAAAGTCCTTTGGTGATCTGAGTGTGCCAGAAGCATCCAAAGTAATTGAGCAGTTGTTAGCCATCAAGCGTGGTGAAGCAAAGATCAGTTACGACACCAACGGACTCATCAAAGTTGAGGTGACCAAATGAATATGAACATTGAGCAAGCACAAGCACAGATCAAAGAACTAGAAGAGTTGCTGTTGATCTGGCGCAAGATCGCTGATGAACTTGTTTACACAGAGCACGACGATTACGACCACTACCACAGAAACCCTTTGAGCCGTTGCGTGCGTTGCGTGGCTCACGATCTTTACCATGACCAAGTGAGCATTGAGGAGAACCCATGAGCGAGCAACTAGAAATCTGGACTGCATATAACGACACTGAAGGCTATGTAGAGCGACCAGCGAGCCGTGAGCGTGCAATCAGGGAAGCACAGAACGGCACAGCAGGCGACAGGCAGCAGGCAATCTTGAGGTTGTTGGATGCTGCAGGTCCACAAGGCATGACATGGAAAGACCTTGGTGATGAACTTGGTTTGCATCACGGCAAGATTTCAGGTTCACTCAGCAACATGCACTTAGGTGGTCTTGTGTTTATGTTGCGCAAAACCAAAGACAGATGCCATCCGTATGTTCATCCCAACTACAAAGATAACTGGTCTGCAGAAGAACGCTACGACGAACCAGCACGCACACGAGCAGGCAAAGAGCGTGAGTTGCATGCAGCGTTGTTGCAGGCGTGTTGTGACGCTGCAGCATTTGGATGGTCAGAGAGTATTCACAAAGACATTGAAAGCATTGTGAGTATGATTAACCATTATGAAAGATACAACGAACCTGCTGAAAGAAAAGAATGAGTGCGAAGGCAACCAAGAGAAATGCAATGCCACTGGTTGTCCATTGTTTGGCACGCTTGGCAAAGTTAATCGTGATGGCAAGCGTCGCATTAAAGGTTGTGGTGACCCTGTTGCGAGGGGCAAACGCAATAGAACAAAGGGCGACACGAAAGCACGCAAGGCACGGCAGGCATTGGGAATAGGTGGTGTGAACTCACGCCATGAGGAAGTTTGGGGTGGCGCTGTGCGTGTTGAAGTTAAAGCAGGCGCACAAGTAAACCCCATCGCAACTCGTTACATGATTGCCGAACAACAGAGCGAACAGCACAGACCAATTGGAGACAACAGACCTTTTATGTTGGTCGCTATGCCAGATGGTATGGTTGATGGTCTTATCGTTATGCGCATCAGCCAGTTTGTGACATTTACTGGCACGGACATTCAAAATATGTAATGGCGAGCCCGTCGCAAGGCTCGCCATTACCAACACAAGTAGGGGTGTGTTATGGAAAATGATATCAGTGACCATGTGGTTACAAGCAACTTTGTGATCGTGCCTGAGTGGGTTTTGTTGCTGCCAATTACTGCGACAGCGTTGCGTGTTTACTGCGTCATCCGTAAGCATGCTGATAGCAAAACAGGTCAGTGCTTTCCATCAAGAAAACTTATTGCAACCAAAGCCAGATGCAGTGTTGCCACAGTTGATCGTTGCACCAAAGAACTTGCAACCAATGGCGCTCTTGTTATTCGCAAGCGCAAGAACAAAGCAGGAGACTGGACCAGCAACCTTTACACCATCGTTGCGCAACCCACAGATTGTCCACAACCTTATGAACAGGTAGCCACAAAAGATGCACTACCTACCCTCAAAAAAAGGGCTAGGGGTGGCATCAAAAGAATGGCATTAACTAGAACCATTACTAACCAGAAACAAGAACTGGTGAAGTACGATTACAAACAACGACAAGACTTGTCTTTAGGTGCTGCCCTGTTCCACACGGGCACAACGCTTGCTGAGGTAAAAAAAGCAGCGCAAGACATGCAAGGCATTAGAGAACTCGTAATTGGTGAATACCTACGACTCTGCCAAGTTCATAACATCCACCCAAAGGAGTAAACCAATGAGAAAACAAATAAAGAAAACCACTATCGCTGCAGTTCTGCTTTTTGTAGGGCTGATCGCTTATGCCAACACAGGTGGCGACCCTGCAGAACCTTCACCAGTGCCCCTAGAAACCACGCTGGTGCTCTTGCAACCAGTAGAAGCAACAACGACAGTGCCAATAGCAACAACGACCACCAGCACGACCACAAGCACAACAACAACTGAAGTGCCGTTGATGTCTGACCCACTTGACTACATTGACGAACAACGCATGTTGCATGGTCGTTGTGGTGAATGGCATGACATGGCATTAGAAGTTGGTTGGCAGGAAAGCGAATGGGCAACATTGTCAAATGTGATTTACCGTGAGAGCCGTTGTACCATTGATGCTTGGAACGGTTCAGATGCAGGCTTGACACAAATAAACAAAATCCATACCTCTTGGTTATCTGACATGGGATGGACACATCCAGAAGATATGTTTAATCCAAGAAACAATTTGCTCTTCGCATACCGCTTATGGGAAACATCAGGCTGGCGACCTTGGAAAGCAACATCAGGAAAATAAGCGCACTGCGTAACACAACAACTGATAAAGTAAAAACCAATAACAACACACGAAAGCAGCGAAACAAAATGGGCATCCGCAAAGACAGAAAAGAACTACGCCAACACTCAGCAGAGTTGATCAAACAAGCACGAGTAAAAAACAATTGCAGCCAAATGAAACTTGCTGCATTGCTCTCAGTGTCTCAGCCTCTTGTGTCATCATGGGAATGTGGCAAGGTAACAGCAAGCATTGATGATCTTGTTGCAATTGAACAAGCATTAGAAATCCCTGCTGGACAGTTACTCAATGCGGTTGCCTATCCATCTGTCGCCTAACAAAAGTTGGGTTGCAATTGCATAGGAGTTTTCATTGGAAGAAATCCAGCAACCACAAATCAATGATGTGTGGGAAACTCCATTACGAGCAAACAGGCTTAGCCCTTTGCCGTTGCTGCAATTAACAGAAGGCATGCCGTGCCGTGATGCTGCAGCAATGCTTGGCATCAACGCAGGCACTCTCCAGAAGTGGCGCAATGGTGATACACACATTGGGTTGCACTATGCGCATGCAGATCGCATTGCAATCAGAAACCTTGGAACACATCCAGCCAATGTTTGGGGTGTTGAGTGGTGGAAATTGTGAGTGGTCGTAAAAGTTTTTTTGAGAAAGTTATAAAAGCCCTGCTCAGAGGCACAAAAATAATGTGCTTAAAGTTGCTTGGTGATAAACATAACTGATAAGGTTTCTGTATTGGGAAGGACAGACCAACCCACAAACAAGGAGAAACCAAATGAACATCAAAGAAGCCCAAGCACTGATTGCAAATCAAGAACCGTTGAACAGTCCAGAGGCACGCAAGATTGTTACAAAGGGAAGGTACAACTGGAATTATTTTATTCCTGTTGCGCTGATCAATTCAGAGATTTCTACTTATAACGAGCGCACACGCAAAACCACTTTCAAGAATGTAAACAGGTTTATTGCTTACCGTGTTTACATCACATTTGATGGCGTTAAGACCATCAGCAACCAAGTTGTAATTCCAATTGCAAATGTTGAAACTTGTGGCAAGGTTGGTGCATGAGATGAAAAACAAAACTAATGTTGTGTACCTCAGTGAGCGCAGCACAACCTTCACATTCCAAAACGGACACACAATCAACAGAGGAGATGCCGTAGCAGTGGCAGACACCAAAGGCACATGGCGCTTGTCTTATGTTTACCGCAACCAACCAGTGCTCTACGGTGGAGAACTTGGCTATGGCGAGTTGCGATCATTCGCAGTGGAACGACTCAGCATCCCCAAGAAAAAGATCACACGCAACTTCACAGAACAACAACGACAAGCAATGGCAGAACGCATGGACCAAGTGCGAGCATCACGCAAAACAAAAGTAAGCGCATAACCCAACAACAACAAGTAGGAGAAACACAAAATGGAAAAGATCAATCTCACAGAACACCAGTTATATGAAGTGCGAATAGTGTTCGCAGTTCCAGACTTTGGCACTCGTCAGTACAGCGCCTTAGACATCCTTGCAATGCACGATCTAGAACTGGATGGCATGCTTGTCATTGACATGAGCGAACTGAAGTTATGTCTGATGAGAGAAGTGCACGGTTTCAAAGACATAGCAACAGAAATAATGATTGCTGAAGAAAAGCAGCAGCCCACCAAGACACGCAAGCCACGCACCAAAGTTGCAGCACCCAACACTTATGACAAGTGGACAACTCAGCAAGTCAAAGCCCTGACACAGATGAAAGATGCAGGCATGCGCAACAAGAAGATTGGAACAGCGTTAGGGCGCACTGAGAAAAGCATCATCAATCAGGTTTACAAAATGCGCAATGGCGGTAAGTGATATGCGTGTTGTAGATGAAACCAAATGGTTGCGAGCAAAGATCATCTGCGCAGTGGCATCAACCCTGTTTCTGTTCTGGTGCAGTCGTGGCGTGAACAATGACATTCAGTCAGTAAGGCTTGGCATGGCATGGCTGGTGCTTCCATTCTGGCTAGTGCTCATCATCAACCTCTATAAAGCCACCAGAGACAAGAACCAACCAGATGCCTAACAACATACGCCTAGAGTTACAGAGGCTCTCTAAGCCCATCACAAGCATGCAGGCACATCCATCTAATGTGCGCCAAGGAGATGTTGGCATCATTTGTCAAAGCCTTGAGCATCACGGACAGTACCGCCCAATCGTTGTGCACAAATCAACCAACAACATTCTGGCTGGCAACCACACATGGCAAGCAGCCAACGCACTTGGATGGGACAAGATCGCATGCACTTATGTTGATTGCGATGATGAGCAAGCGTTACGCATTTTGATTGCAGACAATCGTGCAAATGATCTTGCCAGTTACGACGACGCAGCATTAGCAGAACTGTTAAAAGAACTTGCGAACAGTGAAGGATTAGAAGGCACGCTGTTTGAGCCAAGTGATCTGGATGATCTGCTTGCAATGCTTGATGCACCACTGCTACCAAACTTCAACACTGATGACGACACAGGTAAAGCAATCGTGATCAGAGTGTCAGCATCAGTGCACGAAAGATGGCACAACACTTACGCTGATCTCACTGGAGACACAGACGATGAACGCATTTTGAGCCTGCTGAACGCATACGACGCACACAAATAAAGAAAAAGTTTTGGCACATAAGTCCTGCTAGATGACCTATTTTTAAGAAATCTTGGAATGGTCGTTGCTAATTACTACTAGACCTGTTTATACTTGAGACATGGAAAACACACAGACACCCACAAACGCCAACTGGATGAACCAGAAAAAAGCAAACATCATCATTAGCACCAACGCAGACACCACCTACAAAGGCGTAGCGATTGGCAACTACAAGTCACAGGGCAACAAGACCAATGGTCGCATGCTCTTAATCTTGGATGAAGAGACAAACACTGAACTTGATTTGCCATGCCAAAGCCTTGCCAAAGTAAAAGTAATCATTGATCTGGCAATTGAGCATGGCTATAAAATCGTGAACAATCGTTTGGTTCTCAATCAGGATATGTACTGCAACATTGCTGCAATCCCTAACGACAGATACGGTTTCAAAAATGGGATTGAGTCTTACACGCTCAACATGGCTGATGTATTCGCAAACTACGCAGCATGGAAAGCAGGCAACTGAGATGAACACCACAACACAGATGCACAGACACCCAATGGGCTTGGTCACAACAGAAGGAGATTTTGTTGTGACCAATGAAGGCAGGAACAGTTGGGCAGTACGCCCAATGCTTGATGGAGAGATTGACTACTACGACGAGGACAATCAAACCAGTTACTCACACATCACAAAACAAGAAGCGATTGCGCACATTGCGCACATGAGAAACCAGAAGGCAGGCAACTGAGATGAACACAACAGACCTAATTCCAACCAACGGCACTGTGCGTGGCACGCTGCATTACACAGTTGGTCTTGACTACAAAATGAAAGTTGTGCGAGGAGAGTTCTACCGCAACGCCAGAAACAATGATCTGATTGTTTGTCGCAAGTTTCGTGGGCGCAACTGGTTTGCAATCGCCAACGAAAATCAGGTTTGCTTGTTTCAACCTGAAGAGGTGAAGTGATGGAACGCAACTACCGAACAATCACAATCAGGATGGTTGATGAAACAGATGAGCAGTCTTACTTCTACAACTTCTTGAGTTCCCATTGGTCAAAGAACATCTGGAGAAGCGAGCGCAAATCATTCAAAGCGATTTGCAAGCAAATAGATAAGCAGATTGACAGTGGAAGGCAGGTAGCGAACTCAGGTGGGATGTTGATACCAGTACCAAAGGAAGTGCAGTGATGGGTGCATTACCGCAGGTCACAGGGTTATTTCAAGAAATCTTCCCTAAGAGTTGCATAAGTACCATTAGAGATGCTTATACTGGACTTATGAAAAACACACAGACAACCAACAACACATTCATCCACGATTGGCACACACACTCACACGAAGAGTTTGAAGCCAACCAACACAAGCACAACGAAAACACTAAAGGACATGAGTTCTGCCACCTTTGTGGAAGGCTCATCAGTGACAAAGCACTCCCAACTTCGTGGTGGGTTCATCAACGAACTGATGGTGCACTCATAGCAGTTGATTATTCGTCTGATCTTGGCGAGGGATTTCAGTCGCAGGGTTGGTTTCCAATCGGCGCAAGTTGTGCAAAGCAAATCCCAAGCACGCACAAGATGAAGTTTTCAGAGGTGATGTGATGAGCACCACACACGAACTCACAACACGCACAAATCAAGATGGCAAGAAGATTGGTTACACCTATCGTGGTGTCATCATCAACGGTTGTGATGGGCGATCAACGCAGTTTGCAATGAAGGTCAGTTGGATTAACGGCATCAAAACTGAGCGCAGCAAAAGAACATCCATTGCACGCACATGCGCCAAGATTGATTACTTGATTGATGGTGGCTTTCGCACACCCAACGCAGAAGGCGTGATGTGATGAGCGCAGACAAGAAAGCACAACAACTCATTGAGCACATCGGCTTTGATGTCCACAAAGAAGCAAACAAACTCTGGAAGATCATTGAGAAACAACACAAGGCAAGCAAGTCACGACTCATAATCAAAATGCCTGCACTGGTCATTCACAAATGTAATCGCAGGACTTCTTCAGGTATCTGCTACTACAACAAAAAGACTGTGAGCCTCAGCCTTGGTCGTGACACTGTAAGAGCATGGGTTGTGCTGGCACATGAACTCAACCATGCAGCAGGGTACATAGCGCATGACAGAGCCTTCTATCACGCTCTCAAAGCCATCACGGAAGCACGATGGAAAACCAGAATTAGTTTCTATGAGGTGGGGCGCTATGGCTATGCCGTTGATGCAATCATTGAAGAACAGTTGAATAAGGCTGGTTCTGTCCAATTCAAAAGCCCTGCTAGATCACCTATTTTGAAAAATGTTGCGTAATAGTTGCACAACCACCATTAGACCTGTTTATACTTGAGACATGGAAAACAACACAACCACCAAGACAACCAAGCGAGCACGCAAGAGCCGTTGCAACCATTGCAGCAGCGCAATCACTGAGAAGGCTTTGATCAATGCCATAGACAGTGAAACCCACACCCTGAACTATGGCTATGAAGATGATGAACTGGTGTGGCTTGACAGCGAGAAAAGAGCAATGTGCTACGGCACGCAATTCTCAACTTCTCACGCAACCGATAAAGAAGTGTGTGGCAACTGAGATGAGCGCCACATACATCACACGCACAGCAAGGCAGACAGGCACACTCATCACAGTGGCTACAGCAGAAGAAGTCTCAATGGATGACTGTGAAGGTGAAACCAACTGGTACACGATCTGTGAAGCACACGGCACAGCCATAGGACACAAGAACAAATCAATGGCAACCATGTTTTCAGCAGTGCCCAAAGAATGGTGCGAGTACTGCGCAGGCACTCTCCACTGGTGCACAGCCCACTGGAACGACTCAGACAACTGCGACTGTGAGGTGAAGTGATGAGCGCATCACAGCAGGTCACAGGATTGTTTGAAGAAAAGGTTGGCAAAGGTTGCACAAGCACTACCAGAGATGCTTATACTGGAGTTATGGAAAACACACAGACAGCCCAAACGACCAGCACCAAAGCAACCACATACAACGGCATTGATATCTACCGCAGTAATTTTTGCCGAAACACTCAGGCACGCACCAACAAAAACCCAATGGCATGGGTGTTCCACGATATTGGTCATTCAGTGTCATTTAAGACACTCAAAGCAGCCAAATCAGCAATTGATTTTTCTGCTGCAAAATATGAAGGTTATGCAACCACAGATTTCAAAGGTAACTTTTTTGCTCATCGTGCTCTGGATGGAAAGTTTGCAGTAGTTTCAATTACGCATGAAGAGTGGAAAGAACTTAGGCGCTCATTGAAGGCAGGTGCATGAGATGAACCTCTACCGCATCACATACATCACCAGAGCGCCACAGACCTATGATCACTCAGATGGCTTTGGTGACTATTGCGACTGGACAGAAGCAACAGCAGGCACAGTAGAAGCAAACAACGAGAAAGAAGCCATAAACAAAATGGTTACCTTTAAGCCGTATTACAAAGATGTAAAGAAAACAATGCAAGCGGTTCTGGTTGCGTGAGGTTCTCAAAGTACTGAGGTTTCCTCATGGAGTAATTGAAAGCCCGATGAAGCGACGCAACAAGCAGGCTTGACAGACTGGAGAGACAGACACCCACACACACGCACCCACCATCACGCAGAAGCGATACGCTCACGAGATGGCACAACCACCACGCCCCTGCCTCACCTGTCACGCACTCACCAACAACGGCACACGCTGCCCACAATGCGCAACAAGGTTTGAGACACAACGCATAGGACACAGGGTACGACCACACTACGACGCTGCCTACAAACGAGAAGCAAAACGAGTCAGACAAACCGCAACGATCTGTTGGTTGTGCGGAAACGGACCGAAAGACAACGACCCTTGGACAGCAGACCATGTACGACCTGCCGACCCAACCAGCCCACTGCTACCAGCCCACAGGTCATGCAACAGCAGCAGAGGAAACAGAACATGACCACCAGAGGCACACCAGCGCCCCACAGCCATCAACAAAACAGATAATGGCACAAAGTCCCACCAGACAACCAAACAACGCTCAGAACCCAACCTGACACCCAATCCGACCAAACAGGTCACACACACACACCCCCCCACTACCACTTTTTTCCTGACATGAGCCGTAGTCTCCCCCCTGTGCCGTGCTTCTGTTTGTTTCCGCAAAATAAACCAGATTTCCGAAGAAGCAAATTGAGTATCAACCCTCTGCATGGTCTTGGTGGTAAGTTGTTGTGATGGCTACTGCTGGTAGGAAACCAAAACCGCTTGAAGAGAAGTTGCGTGTTGGCAATGTTGGTAAACGCAAGTTGCCTGCGCTTGCTTCTATTGCTGCTCTTCCTGTTTCGTTTGTGCCTGAGCCTCATCGCCCTTTGATGGGTAGTCGTAGTGGTGGTTTGGGTGCAGGGCAGCAGTTGTGGAAAATGATTTGGGAGTCTGGCTCGCCTTGGTTGCGTGTTGAGTGTGATCTTGAATTGGTGATGATTGTTTGTGAGCAGACTGATGAGCGCACTTTGCTTAGAGATAAGTTGTTTCGCAATGGGATTGATTGGCGTGAGCGTGCTGGTTTGCGCATGCTTGAAAAACAGATTGCTAATAATCTTTCGCAGTTGGGTTTCACACCAACTGATCGTGCTCGCATGGGGACTAACACTGTGAAGGTTGATGCACTACAGGAGTTCCGTGAGCGAGTTGCAGCCAAGCGCACTCAAGCCTAAGAAGGTTTGGCAGCCCACCTTCTTTACGCCTCGTATTAACAAGGCTACTGATGGCGACCTTGTTACGCAGTTTGGTTTGGAGTGGCTTTACACATCTAAGGGTGTGCGTGCTGGTGAACCTCTTGAGTTTACTGAGTGGCAACGCTGGTTATTTGGTGCGCTTCTAGAACGCAGGGAAGATAAGCGGTTGCGTTTTCGTCGTGCGTATATTGGCTTACCTCGTAAGCAGGGCAAGTCGTTGATGGGTAGCACATTGGCGTTGTATGGCTTGTTTGCTGGTGAGGCTGGTGCAGAGGTTTACAGTGCTGCAGGCGACAGGCAGCAGGCACGCATTGTTTTCAATGAAGCGAAACAGCAGATACAAAACTCACCGATGCTTTCTAGCGAGTGCACTGTTTATCGTGATGCGATTGAGGTGCGCAGGTTTGGTGCTGTCTATCGTGTGTTGTCCAGTGATGGCAAGTTGCAGCAGGGTTTGAACCCATCGTTGGTTGTGTTTGATGAATTGCATGTGCAGCGCAATGATGATTTGTGGGATGCGCTCACTCTTGGTTCTGGTGCACGCCTTGACCCTTTGACAATTGGTATTACTACTGCTGGTTATGATCTTGATACTTTGGCAGGCAGGCTTTACCAGTATGGCAAGAGTGTTGCTGCAGGAGAAATTAAAGATGATGCTTTTGGTTTCTTCTGGTGGGAAGCCAAAACGGATTGTGACATCAATGATGTTGAGCAATGGCATAAGGCAAACCCCAACCTTGCTCTTGGTTTGATTGACAAAGAAGATATGGAAGTCAGTGCACGCCAGACTTCTGAGATGGCTTACCGTCGCTTCAGGCTCAACCAGTGGGTGCGCTCTCAGGAGTCTTGGTTGCCTGTGGGTGCGTGGGAACAATCAACAGGTGATGCAAGTATCACCAAAACTGATGAGTGCTTTATAGGAATTGATATGGCGTTAAAGCATGACTCAATTGCGGTTGTGATTGCACAGCCACAGGACACAGGCAAGATACATTTGCACGCAAAGATTTGGCATCCAGATCAGACAGGCATTGACATTGCAGAGGTTGAAAATTACTTACGCTTCTTGCATACAGAATACGATGTTAAAGAGTTTGCTTATGACCCTGCTTTTTTTCAGCGCAGTGCAGAAGCCTTGATGGATGATGGCTTGCTCATGGTTGAGTTTCCACAGTCAGCCCAACGGATGATACCTGCGTGCGGTTCTGCGTTTGATCTGATCGTGTCTAACAGGATTGTGCATAATGGTTCACCAATGTTCACAGATCAAGTTCTATCTGCAGCACAACGCATGACAGAAAACGGATGGCGACTCAGCAAAGGTAAATCACGCAGGAAAATTGACGCAGCAATAGCAATGTGCATGGCGCTTGATAGAGCAACAAGGCGACAGAGCAACACGCCATCACCTACCATTGAGGCGGTATGGTAATTCTATGAAGCAACGGATTATCTTTCTCACAGAACTCTTTGGTGGCATCGTGGCATGTATCGGCATTGCAATCTTTAATCCTGCACTGGCATTGATTGCAGCAGGCACGCTTATTGTTGTTGCTTGTGAGGCTAACTCGTGAGCCTGTTTCGTGGTGAGCGTCGTGCTCTGCCTCTCAACATAGATGTAAACCAAGTTACTGCACGCCCTGCCTACTCCAATTGGTCAGGTGAAGTTGTCAATGACAGCACAGCCTTTACTTCATCAGCAATCTTTTCATCAGTAACACTATTGGCAGACTCAGTAGCATCAATGCCTTTAGAAGTTGGCAGCCGTAAAGATGGGCGTTGGAAGGCAATAGAATTACCGCCAGTATTCCGCAAACCTAATGCAGAACAATCAATGTTTGAGTTTGTGCACCAGACGGTTGCCACAGTTTGTTTGCATGGCATGGCTTTTATTTGGTGTCCACAACAGGGCTTATATCCAACAGAGATGCGCAACATTCATCCAAACCTTGTAGGCATTGAATTGAATGAAGCCAATGAAGTTGTTTACAAAATTGGTCGTGACCTTTTCTCTAGTGACGATATCAAAGTTGTTAATTATATGCAGTTGCCAAACCAGTTGCGCAGCGTCAGTCCTCTTGACTCAATGAGAAATCTAATTGGAACTGATATTGCTATTAGTCGTTTCCTTAGTGCGTTCTATGGTGATGGCGCAACGCCATCAAGCGTTCTAGAAACAGATCAACAACTCACATCGTCACAGGCAGAAATCTTGCGTGACACTTGGGTAGATACCCATTACAAGCGTCGTCGCCCTGCCGTGCTCACAGGTGGATTGAAGTGGCGACCCATCACCACAAGCGCAACAGACATGGACACGATGGCGCACAGAGAACAGATCGTGCGTGAGGTTGCACGCTGCTACCGAATACCACAACACTTAATAGGCGCTGTTGGTGGCAGTAGCGAAACTTATCAAAATGTTGAAAGCGCAGGCATCATGTTTGTGCGCCACACTTTGTTGCCTTGGATGCGCAGGCTAGAAGATGTGTTTAACGAAATGTTGCCTGCAGGTCAAACTTGCCATTTTAATGCTGATGAGTTCTTGCGTGCTGATTTGTCCACACGAGTACGAGCAGCACAAGGACAAATTGCAGCAGGCATGCTCACACCCAATGAAGCACGCTTTATTGAAAACCGTGAACCTTATGTTGGTGGAGATGTGTTTGTGCTTAACCTTGCTGGTGCACCAATGGCTGGACCTGATAAAGATAAGCCACTAGGCACGGATGCAGATACGCAATGAAATCAAATGCTGTAACGATAACAACATCAGCAACTTTGTTGATAAGTGCTGACAATCAAAATCGTATTTGTTATTTACATTCAACAAGCGGAAGTACATATATGGGTGATAGCGCAGTAACCATATCTACAGGTTTGCATTTGCCTAATAACCAAACCATTGAAATATATTTGCCGTTAGGTGAAACGCTTTATGGCATCACTAATACTGGCACTACAAATGTGCGTGTCTTAACGCCTGATCTTGATTGATATGCCTTTCGGTATTAGCCAAAATCAAAGCGATTGCGAAACATGGGCAACCGTTAAAATCAATCCTGATGGAAGCAAAGAAACTATTGGCTGCCATATAATCAAACAAGACGCAATAGATCACATGGTTGCTGCAGGTATCAACACTGGCGCAGAAATTATTGGTGAAGTAAGAAACGAAACGCTTACTGCAACAACACAAGAACTGATTGAGATAAACACAAACAAAACTTCTATAAACAGCAGAGCCAAAGTTGATTTATCACCACCAAATTACATGCGTGATAATGCCAAGCGTGGTCTTGAGTTACATGAGCAAGGTTTGTCAGGTGATGGCATCGTTTCTCAAACTGTTGAAGATGCACGCAAGATGGCTTCTGGTGTAGTGACTGAGGAAAAGTGGCGCAAAATTGCGCCTTGGATAGCACGCCACCTGTCAGACTTGGACAATGTTAAAGAAGGTGAAGTGACTGCTGGTGTAGTTGCTCATCTATTGTGGGGCAGTAATGGCACTAAGAGTGGCGCAATCAAAACAATGAATTATGCACAAGGCATCATTGATCAAATGGAGAATAACAAAGTGGATAACACAACTGATGTTAGGGCAATCATCATTGATGGCAGCGGTGAAGTTGTTGATGATTACAACACTGAAGAACCAGTTGAAGAAGATATGGCTGAAGAAGTAACTGATTTAGAAGTGTGCGTTGAGGCAACAGTTACCATCCCTGCATCTTGGGTTGTAGCAATGAACGGCAATAGAAACATTGCTTATTCAAACATTGAATTGCGTGCAATGACAGATGGCAAAACGCTTGTTGGGTATGCAGCAATCTTTGACAGTCCTAGTGAGCCGTTGCCTTGGACAGAGTTTGTTAGGCGTGGCGCTTTCCGCAAGACCATCAAAGATGGCGCAGATGTTCGTTTGCTTATTGACCATGAAGGTGTGCCGTTGGCACGCACTAAGTCTGGCACGCTTACTCTTATTGAAGATGAAATTGGTTTGCGCATTGAAGCAGAGTTGGATGAAACCAACCCTGATGCAGCCAAGATCATTTCTGCTTTGCGTCGTGGTGATTTATCGCAAATGAGTTTTGCTTTTCAAACCGTGAAAGATGCGTGGAGTCAAGATAGGCAAGTGCGTGAACTTAAAGAGGTGCGCCTCTATGATGTTTCCGTTGTTACATACCCTGCCTATGAACAGACAGTTGCAGAATTACGCAACGCAAACAACACGGTAACTGATACCGTTATTGCTGTAAGTCCGTTGGCGCTACGGAAACGACAAATACAATTGCGCCAAATGCAAGCCGAGCACTAGCCGACATTGTGTCACTAGACAAACTCACTTGAGCGAACAAACAAACAAACCTACTTAACCACTCACTCACTCAGGAGATACCTAATGTCAATGTCAGAAAAACTAATTGAAAAGCGTTCTGCGCTTCTCGCTGATGCACAATCAATTGTTGATGCTGCTGAAGCAGAAGCCCGTGATCTGACTGCAGAAGAAGATGTAACCATTGGCGTTTCACTTCGCTCTGCTGCAGAACTTGACGCAACGATCAAGCAGCACCAAGAATTGGAACTGCGCAACAAAGAGGCAGCAGAACTGCGCAAGGTTGCTATTGGTGGTGCAGTCGTCAAGACTGAAGCACGCACCTACTCGCCAAAGGCAGAAACCTCATTTATTCGTGATGCTTATGCAGCACAATTCAACAATGACTACATGGCTTCAGAGCGTCTTGCACGCCACATGGCTGAAGAGCGCATTGAGCGTCGTGATGTAACCTCAGCAGCATTTGCAGGCTTGATGGTTCCGCAATTCTTGACTGATCTTGCTGCACCATTCGCCCGTGCTGGTCGTGTGACTGCTGATCTTGCTCGCAAGCATCAGTTGCCAAATGAAGGCTTGACCCTCAGCATTAGCAAAGTCACCACTGGTTCTGGAACCGCATTGCAAACTGAAGGCGCTGCTGTTCAAGAAACGAACATGGATGACACCAAACTGGATTTAACGGTCAAAACTTTTGCTGGTCAGCAGAATGTTTCTCGTCAGGCTCTTGAGCGTGGCACTAACATTGACTCGCTGGTTATGGCTGATCTTGTCTCGTCGTATCACACGGTTTTGAACACTGCTGTTGTTGCTGAACTTCTTGCATCTGCAGGACAGACAGTGACCTACACCGATGCTTCACCGACTGTTGCAGAGTTGTATCCAAAGTTGGTTGATGCAATCCAGAAGGTGCAAACCACTTTCTTTGCAGGACCAAATGTCATCATCATGCATCCTCGCCGTCTTGGAATGATCTTGGCTGCAGTTGATGGACAGAACCGCCCACTGGCAGTTCCAACGCCATCAAGTTCAGGACAGCCTTCCTACGCTTACGGCAATGGCGCTGCACAGTATGGCAACAGTGGTTACAGCATCCTTGGGTTGCCTGTTTACACTGACGCAACCATCAGCATCGTTGAAGGTGCTGGCACTAATCAGGACACCATCTACATTGGCAACTCGCAAGAATTGCACTTGTGGGAACAGGGTTCAGGTGAGCCGATGATGCTTCGCTTTGAACAACCAAAGGCTGTTGAACTTGATGTGACCATGATTGTTTATGGTTACTCAGCATTTACCGCTGCCCGTTATGCCAACGCATGGGCACAAATCAACGGTACAGGATTGATCACACCAACCTTCTGATTGATATAAGTTGAGGTTGGCGCAGTCCAGACGACTGCGCCAACCAACACTTAGGAGAAACAAAATGAGCAAGATTGAAAAACAAATACAAGCGTTAGTGAATGAGCGTGCAGGTTATGTCTTGCGCAAACTTCCTGCACGCATTGCGGAAGTTGATAAAGTTTTGCGTTTATTGGGCGTTAAGCCTGAAGTTGAAACTGCTACGGCACAACCTGTGATTGAGCGTGCTGCTAAGCCTGCCGTTGCTAAGCGTTCTGCTGGCAAGCAGTAGCAGTGGCAATCACCAATGGTTACTGCACCCTTGCAGAAGTTAAGGCTGCTTTGCGCCTTGCAGACAATGTTGATGACACGCTAATAGAAAACTCCATTGAGGGTGCGTCTAGGCGTATTGATGGTTACTGTGGGCGCTGGTTTTATAAGACTGCTTCCACTGCAGTGAAATTGTTTGCTTCTGATAATTACAATGTGCCTGTTAGAGACATTGCTAATTCAACCGTTATTGTGAAAACAGATAACAATGGTGATGGTACTTTTGAGACAACATGGACTCAGAATGTTGATTACCAGTTGCAGCCAACAGATGTCATTCTAAGTGGTGACCCTTACAGTCGCATTGTTGCTGTTGGTGGTAAAACCTTTCCGCTGACTGTGCAGCCACGCATGCCACAAGTTGAAGTAACTGCCTATTGGGGTTGGGATGCTGTCCCTGATGATGTGCGTGAAGCATGCGTGCTTTTATCAATGCGAGGCTTTGCACGCCTTAATGCAGCACTAGGCGTTGTTGGCTTTGCTGATATGGCTTATCAGGTGAGAGCAGTGGACCCTGATGTGCGTGACCTTTTGAACCCTTATAAACTTATTGGCATTGCATAATGGCAGCATCAGTTCTTGCCGTAGCACAAGCAATCCAAACACGCCTTGCAACTATTAGCGGTTTGCGTAATTACGCTTATCAGCCAGAACAACTTAACCCACCATTTGCTTACCCTGAACTCACACAGGTGAACTATCACAGGTCAATGGCTCTTGGTGATGTGCAGATGGAGTGGAACATCAATGTGATTGTTGGCAGATACACAGACCGAACAGCCCATGCCAACCTTGATGCTTACTTAAGCGCAACTGGTGCATCAAGTATTCGTGCAGCATTAGAAGCCGATGCAACCTTAGGTGGCGTAGTACAAGCCGTGCTAGTTTCATCTGCAGCAGATGTAACAAGCATTACTGAAGCAGATGCACAATTTTTGCAAATCCAATATCAACTCACAGTTCACGCTTAAGGAAACATCATGGCGCAATTCAAAGTTTTAAGTGACAATTGCACACTTGGCAAACAAGGTGAAATAGTGAGCATTGATGATGAGTCTGGTCTTAATGTTGCTGCACTCATTGAAGGTGCGCATATTCAATCAGTAACATCAAAAACATCAAAGACAGAACAAGAAACCAAGGAGATTTGAAATGGCTGTAGTAGTTCTTAAAGATGCAAGCATCACAATTAACAGCATTGCATTAAGTAGTAGTGCCACGAGCGTTACTCTCAATTATGAAATTGACTCTGTTGAAACAACTGCAATGGGTAGTGGTGGGCATATATTCACGGGCGGTTTGCAAAATCTGAGCGTTGAAGTAATGTTCAACCAAGATTACGCAGCAGCAAATGTTGAAGCAACGATCTATCCGCTTGTTGGAACAACTACCACTCTTGTTATTAAACCAACATCTGCTGTTGTTGGTGCAACCAATCCGAGTTACACAATCAGTAATGCTTTTCTTGCAGCGCACACGCCTGTTGCTGGTGCCGTTGGTGAACTTGCAACTACTTCGCTGACTTTCACTGGTGGCACGATTGTCAAGGCGGTTGTCTGATGGCTGTGCTCGTTCTTAAAGATGCTTCCATTTCTGTAGGTGGTCAGGATTTATCGTCACGCACAAACAGCGTGACGCTGAATTACGAAATTGACTCAATAGAAACAACTTCGTTTGGCGATACGGCACACAAGTTCATTGGTGGTTTGCAGAACAACTCTTGTGAAATTACTTTCAATCAAGATTTTGCATTGACGGTAACGAATGTTGAAGTAACGCTGTATCCATTAGTTGGAACTACAACGACTGTGATTATTAAGCCTGTTGCTGGCACTACTACTACTACCAATCCTGCATACACTTTAACAGGCACCTACTTAGCAGCGCACACGCCTGTTGCTGGCGCTGTTGGCGAGTTAGCACAAACCTCAGTGACTTTCACTGGTGGTACAATTACTAAGGCAACATCGTAAGAACAATTAGAAAAGAGCAGCGAAACATGAAAATCAAAATGGCAGTTACCTTCAATGATGGGGTTGTGAAAGATATCACGGCAACCTTTGCAGATTTTGTTGGCTTTGAACGCACATGGAATAGAAGCGTTACAAAGTTTGAAACAGAGTTGCGCCTTACTGACCTTGCGTGGTTGGCATGGCATGCAGAGAAGCGACACAACCCACAGATCAAACCGTTTGACCCTGATTGGGTTGGCACGATTGATGAAGTAAACATCAACAATGATGCTGAGCCAGCAGCCGAAAACCCTTTAGCCAAGGAAGCGCCCACTGGCTGATTTCGTTTCTTGCTATTGAGTCTGGCATCACTCCATCACAATTATTGATGGAAGATGAGACAATGCTTGAAACGATGTTGCAGGTAGTGAAGTGGCGTGCAAAGCAACAACACGCAGGGCGCTAGATTTATCTCATGGCTGATCTGATTTTTGCAATTGATGTAACAGCATTTAAGCCAGTGTTGCAGGAGTTACTTTACATTGATCGTGAAATGTATAAAGCCACTGAAAAGGGTTTGAAAGATGCAGCCAATCCATTAGTTACCAGAGTAAAGGCAGCGTTTCCAAACAAAACTCTTAGCGGTTTAATGGTTGAGTCTAAAACAAGCAAACGCAGTCATGGTCCTTACCCTGTTTACCGAGTAGGAAAAGTGCGTCAGGCTGTAACAGCAAGGGTTGGTGGGCGCAAAAATAGTTTCACTGGTGCGTTCCCTATCTTGCGCATTAGACAACGCAACGGTGCAGCCATGATCTATGACATGGCACAACACGACAACGCACCAAAGGGAACTCTTGCAAAGAACTTGGTTGCTCAACACAAGAAAAGCGCATCACGCACCATGTATCCAACAGTCCGTGCCAACATTAAAATTATTGAAGCAGACTTGCGTGCAGAGATTGCTAAGGCAGAACAAAAAGTATCTGCAAGAATTGGTGCTGCTGGTGGAACATCTCAGTATCAGGCAGCAAGTGCACGAGCATCAGCACAATCACGAGGCGCAAGCGGAAAGTTTGGTAATAGATAATGGCAATTAACATTCCACTGATTACTACCTTTGACAGTAAAGGTATTACTAAAGCCATTCAGCAGTTTAAGAAACTGGAAGGTGGAACACAGAAAAGCGCTTTTGTTGTTAAGAACCTTGAGAACAATCTTGGTAGGGCTTTTAAGTCTTTTGCAATGGTTGGTGCTGGTGCTGCTCTTGCTGGTGGCGCTATCGCCAAAGTGTTGTTATCTCAAGCGTATGAAGCACAAAAGGTAACTGCTGAAACTAACGCCATCATTAAGGCAACAGGTGGTGCAGCAAATGTCAGTGCTGCAGGCGTTGCAGCATTATCAGACAAACTCAGCATGCAGATTGGTGTTGATGATGAACTCATCCAGAAATCAGCAAACCTTCTATTAACTTTTAAGCAAGTACAAAACCAGACTGGTGCAGGTAACGACATCTTCTCGCAGGCTGTCACGCTTGCTCAAGACCTTGGCTCTGTGTTTGGTTCTACTGACTCTGCAGCAATGCAACTTGGTAAAGCGTTAAGTGACCCAATCGCAGGGCTTACAGCGTTAAAGCGTGCAGGCATCAACTTTAGTGAGTCACAAAAAGAAACAATCAAAAACCTTGTAGAGCAAGGCGATCTGCTAGGCGCTCAAAAGATCATCCTAAATGAAGTCTCTTCACAGGTTGGCGGTACTGCTGCAGCATCGGCAACTGGTTTTGATCGTATGAAAGTGGCTGTTGAAAATGTTGCTGAACAACTTGGCACATTGTTGTTGCCTGCTTTTGAGGATTTAGCAAACTGGATAACAACAAATGTTGTACCTGTCATCTCTGAGTTTGCAACCATTGTTGGTGAGCAAGGTTTGGGTGCAGCCATCGGCAATCTGTCAGGCAAGTTCCTTGAATGGTTAGGCAACCTTAAAGGCACAGGCGAAATGGTTTATTGGGTGATTGCTGCACTCGCTGCACTTACTGTGGGCATCTATGCGTTTGCCATTGCAGAAGGCGTTGCAACTGTTGCTGTTGCTGCCTTTGGCGTGGCATGGAACGCTTCTGGTATTGGTCTTATTGTCACTGTGATTGCAATGATCGTTGTTGCTCTCGTTGCAATGGCTTTGAAGTGGCAAGGCTTCCGAGATGTGCTCATAGATGTTTGGAACGGCATCGTTACAGGCATCCAATACTATGTAAACATTTTTCTTGAAGTATGGGAAACAATGATCAACGCTGCGATCAAAGGTCTTAACCTTTTAATTCGTGGATTGAACATAGTTAATTGGGGCAAAGATATTGAATACATTGATGAACTTACTTTGTCTCTCAACATCATGGGCTTGCAGATTGATGACAATGCAAACAAGGTAAAAAAACTTTCTTATGGTATTGGTGGCATGGGGCAAGTCTGGATGGCGCTTAGCGGTAAAACATTTACACCACCAGACCCACCAAAAAGTTTTGGCGCAGGCAAGACAATCAAAACTGCTGCAGAATTACTTAAAGAGTTCACAGATAAACTTAAGAGTTACGGCAGTGAACTCAAAGCAGTCACATCAGCAACCAAAGGAATTGAAACAGCCAACAAAGATTTGGCAAAAGCAATCAAAGACATCACTACTGCTAATGACGAGTTGGCTAAGGCTTCTTCCGCTGTTGCTGACGCATTAGCAAACTTAGATCAAGTTTCTAGAGGCTTTGGCGTAGGAAGCGCACAAGCAACGGAAGCACAACGCAACCTTTCACAAGCACAACGAGATGGCATTAGGGCAAACATTGATCTTGCTGATGCTCAACAGGCTGTGGCAGCAGCGCAACAGAAGATCATTGATCTGCAAAAGGCTGCAGACCCAAGGACTATTCAAGAAGCCCAAGACGATATTACAAAGGCTACTTATGATCTTGCTGATGCAGAGAAAGAGTTAGATCGTGCGCAGCGTCGTGGCAACATAAGAGAAATTGAATTAGCAACCATTGCTTTGCATGATGCACAAAATAACTTGACTGATGCACAAACAGAACTTAACGATGCAAACGAGGCTGCTGACCCACAAGCACTCATTGATGCACAAGAAGAATTAACCAGCGCAGAACTAGACGCAGAAGAAGCACGGTTGGCATTGATTGATGCCACAGATGCAATTACTGCTGCACAAACATTGCTTAATGAAGCCATCAATGGCGCTACCGTTGGCACTGATGCTTATAACGCAGCGTTGGAATTGCTGAACACGGCAAGGGCTGATGAGGCTGCAGCAGCGCAAGCAGTGGTTGATGCCATTGATCGTGAGCGAGATGCACGAGACAAAGTTACTGAAGCCATACAAAATGAGGCTGATGCAAAGCGTGATCTGGCTGAAGCAGAGAAAGAACTTAATGCAGTGCGTGGCACGCTCACGCCTGATCAGATCGCTGCAGCACAGGCAGCCACAGGCATCAACGCACCAGCCCTAGATTTCTCTGGTATTGACTTTGAAGCACTTGGCAGATACATGAAAGCAACAGGTTTCAAAGGTCGTGCTAATGGTGGACCTGTCATGGCTGGTACTCCCTACATTGTTGGTGAGCGTGGAAGTGAACTATTTGTGCCAAGTACTAACGGCACGATCATTCCTAATGGTGCATCAGCCCAAGGCGGTATGAACATCATTGTTAATGTTGCTGGTTCTGTAACCACTGAACGCCAACTGGTAGAGCAAATCCGTGTTGGATTATTGAAAGCACAGAAATCTGGAAGAGCAATGGTGTTATGAGCCTGCCCAACATTACTGTTTCTATTAGACCTGATACATCTTTTATTGCTAGTGGCAATGCTGTTTTAGGCACAAGTCTTTTAGGCACGATGGTTCTTGGACCAGCAGCAAATGCAATGGTTGATCTAACAGGCACAGTTACCAATGTCAGCATCAAGCGTGGAAGAACTCGTGTTACAGACTCGTTTGATACAGGTACAGCATCAGTAACAGTTATTGACACCACAGGACAATTCAACCCTGATAACACTCTTTCAGACCTTTACCCTTATGTTTTACCGCTGCGCCAATTTCGTATTAGTTGCGTTGTTAATGGCAACCTTGTGCAGTTGTTTAATGGTTATATAAGTAAGTTCACTTATAACTATCAAGTTGGCACAGCAATTACTTATGTAACCATTGAGGCTGAGGATGCTTTTCGTGTTCTTGGTTTAGCCAATGTGGAAATCATTGCTGGTGCAACTTTCGGTGAAAGCACAGGCACTCGCATTGATCGCATATTAAGCCAACTCGCTGTGCCAAGCACCTTGCGTGCAATTTCAACTGGTCAATCTGTTTGTTGGTATGACCCCGAAACTGTGCGAACAGGTTTGGAAGCAATACAACAAATTGAGGCAACAGAGTTAGGTGCTTTCTTTATTGATACTGATGGCAAATATACTTTTAAGAGTCGCCACGAAATACAACAACTAGCAGCAGGGCTAGTAAACACGCCACTTGTTTTTAACGAAACAACAGATTTGCGTTACAAACAAGTTCAAGTTGGCTTTGATGACCAAGCAATTTATAACAGTGTTACTATCCAAGGCGAAGGCATTATTGAGACTTCCGTAACTGATGCAACAAGCATTGCTGATTATTTTACTAGAAGTTATGTGCGTGGCGGTTCTTTAATAACAACAGACGAAGAAGCAACATCACAAGCAACATTGCTGTTGAACTCTCGTAAAGACCCATCTATTACTTTGGACTCTATACAATGCCAGCCTTTAGCAATGACAGGTGCCGATGCCTACAAAGTTATTAACGCTGATGTTCTTGACCCTGTAACGCTGACCAAAAGTTATGCATCAGGTTCAATCACACGCACATTAACTATTCAAGGCATTAGCCACGACATTAGACCTGAT